CGACGGCAAGAACCTCGCTGTCAAGATCGCCAACGCCCTGCGCTCCGCCGGCTTCGAGGTGAAGCACGGCTTCGACGAGTTCACCAACGAAATCTACGCGATCAACGCGAAGGGCGACAAGAACCACATCGTCATTTCCGAGACCGCCGAGACGTTCGAGGATGGCTCGTGGATCATCATGCTGTACGGCACCGAAAAGATCGAATGGAGCTCGCACTCCAGCAGCGCACCCGTGCTGCACGACTTCGTGTCCGAGAGCGCCAAGGCACCGACGAAAGCCCAGCTGGCCAAGGCCAAGAAGGTGCTGACCTCGGCCAAGAACAGCGCGCGTGCCGGCAAGCGTGCCGCGGTCAAGGTAAAGTTCGACGCCTTCCAGAAGAAGCGCGCCGAACTCGACGCCGAAGTGAAGACCGCACAGGACTCCATGGATCATGCTTCGCAGGCTCTGGCCGACTACGACGAGCATGTCCGCAAGGAGCGTCGCTCGCTGGAAGCCCTCGAGAACAAGGCTAGCGAGGCATACGAAAAGGCGAAGGCCAAGCGCAAGAAGGCCCTGAATCCGCTCGCAGTGAAGGTTGCTGCTGCCGATGAGGCCTATCAGCAAGAGGCCGGCAAGAGCGCGCTCAGTGCGAAGGCCAAGGAGTTCGTCGGCCGTCTGGCGAGTGATGCAGCCAAGAAGACCAAGCAGTTCGGCAAGGGCTTCGCATCGGGCCCGGGCTATCCCAACCGGAAGAAGCTCAAGAAGTCGAAGTCCCGGCCCGCGCAGTAACCACGCGTCATTCATTTCACCCAGGAGTTAGTACCATGGCAAAGCCGAACATTGGCGACGTGGCAGCTGCGATCCCCGATCCGATGCTGTCCGACAACTTCGTCCTCGACATTCCCAACGTGCCGACGGGCGACAACACCATCCCGCTGCGTATGCTCTGCCAGCAGGCTTCCAAGCCGGGCATGACCATCAACGCGGTCGAAGTGCAGCTGTTCGGCCATACGCTGGAACACGTCGGTAACCTGACGTACTCCCACGATATGACCGTGCAGTACCTCGAGAATCGAATGGCGCAGATCCAGACGATCCTCGAGAACTGGGCCGAGTTCTGCCGTGCGCACGACACCCAGCACGGCGCATACAAGTCCGAGTACGCTCGCGACGGTTACCTGACGATCTTCGATCAGAAGGGCACCAAGGTCAAGGAGTACCGGATCGTCAACATGTGGCCGTCGCAGGTGCCGGAAGTCCAGTTCGATGGTTCCAACTCGACCGCGATCACCCTGAGCGTCAGTTTCAAATACGATTGGTACGAGGCCCGCTAAGTCTCGACCGGTCGTAGGCGAACTGTAAAACGTCCTACGCGATCCCAGCCTCCGTGTCCGCGTCGCCGGCGCGGAGGCTTTCGTGTTTCATCGCGCCCGTTGAGGTGTAGTCATGGGAGATAAGACTCTCACCGATATTCAGAAGATCCTCAACCTTGAGGACCCCTTGCTGGCATTCAAGTGGGTGGCAAAGTACCTGCCGTTCGACTTGGCGCCGGAGTTCATGGAAGCCATTGACCTGCCCTTCAACAATATCAGCGTCAGCGAAGGTCAGTACGTGGGTTCCCGCTTCATCTACCATCCGGGCACGCACACTGTTAGTTCGTTCTCGGCAACGTTTTACGAAGACCGCAGTGGTCGATCCACCTCGTGGCTCAACTACTGGAAGTCCAGAGTCAAGAACTTCGAGACGGGTGCCTATGGCCTTCCGTCCCAGTACAAGCGCAACATCATCGTCACCTTGCTGGATCAGAAGAACGATGCGGTGATCACGGCCAAACTTATCGGCTGCTGGCCGGCAGACACCAACCCGTTTTCCCTCAACTACTCTGACGGCTCTGCACGCATCACCAATCAGCAGACTTTCAGCGTAGATGACGTGAAGTACACGTTCCATAAGTCTCCGCGTTAACCCAACCTGTCAGGGATCCTACAACCATGAAGTACAACGACAACCAGCTCCAGTTGCTCCTCGCTGACTCGCGCTACCAGGATATCGGTGCGCTGCCGAGCCAGTTCAAGGGCTACGACTGGAACACGATGTTTATCCGTCCGTTCGGCATCAAGGAGTTCAAGCTCGTATCGAAGGCCGCTGCGCTCAAGGACATGACCCACATGATCCGAGCCATCGACCTGGTCATTACCCAGGACGCGAAGGAGCTGACCATCGGCGACTTCTACTACGTCATGATGTGGCTCCGGATCCACTCGATCCCGAAGACGCCCGTCGTGGTGAGCTGGGAATGCGGCGAGCGCGTCCTCGTTCACAAGGAGACCAACATGGTCGTCCCCAACGAGGATCCCTACCCGATGCCCGACGACCTGTCGTTGTACCGCGAGGAAGACTGCGGCACGCACAACACCGAAGCCGTGTACAAGTCCGACATTGAGATCCTCAGCCTCGATGAAGAAGGTGAGGAGAAGTTCGCTAAGCAGGTGCTGCCGGCAGGTTTCGACTTCCCGCGCGCCAAGCATATCGAAGGTCTGGGCAAGGCACTGGCCGATCCGGAACGTGTGATGCTGACCGCAGCTGCCCAGTGGGTTGCAGGTGAGACGGTAGTGGACAAGTTCAAGCGCATGGAAGACGCTGACGACGAAACCGGAATGGAAATGCTCGACACCGGCACGGCGCTCAACGAACTGATGCAGCATGGCCTGAAAGAGGTGGTGCAGATCAAGTGCCGCCGCTGCATGAAGGCCGAGCCGTATCACGTCAACCTCACGCCTACCACTTTTTTCCCCTGATCCCGGAGCAGGACCTTCTGGACATGCAGTATGAGTTGCTTACCCACCGAGGTATGCAGCCCGACGACGACATGCCCATAAAGACCTTGCTGTATAACTACAGCCGGTATCGGAAGGAACGGGAAGAGAATGTCGGTAAGAAACCCAAGTAGTCCGATGCTTTGTACTGGGACTAGGCAACTAGTCCCTACGGGAGATTCCAATGGCCGGTATTCTGGAGACAATCAATGATCGCCGGCAATACTTCCAGTCGCTTCGTGGAAACGACGGCGAGAAGTATGTCAAGGCGATGAAGTCCGGTACCGAACGGCTGGCGCGTCAGGTAGGTGCGGGGCAACACTCCGCTTCCGAACGAATGATGCGCGCCCTCGGTATTCAGGACAAGTGGGCTGGTGAGCGTAGCCGAAACCAACAGGCGCAGGCGAACAAGCACCAGCAAGCGAATCGCACCATGGGCGAGCGTCAAATCTCGTCCATGAAGAACGTGAGCTACACGCTCGGCAACGACATTCGTTCGATGGAGGGGAACCTCGGCGGACTGATGAAGGAAATGCTGGTCACGTTGAAGAAGATCGAACGTCAGGGTCAAGGCCCGGGCCTGCTCGACTCTGCATTCGACCTGCTCGGTGAAGGCCGTCGCGGTCGTAGAGGTCGCCGTGGTCCGCGTCGTCCTGGTGCCCGTGCACGCGCTCGCTCCATCAAGGCCGCACGTGGTGTCGGCGCTGCTCGTACTGGAGCTCGCCCACCTCCGATCCCGAGGGGTGCCCGTCCGCCACCGATTCCCCGCGCTGGTGCCCTCGGTGCTGTGCGTAACGTCGGTGGCGGCATTCTGCAACGTGCTACCCAGACTGGCGGAAGCCTGCTGTCTCGCGGTGGCCAGATGGCGGGCAGTGCCCTCCAGTCTGCAAAGGGACTGGGCAGTCGCGCTCTTGGTGCTGTCGGCCTTCGTGGCGGCGGTGCAGCAGCTGGCGCAGTTGAGGCCGGTGCAGCGCGCGCTGTAGGTACCAGTGTGCTGCGTAAGGCAGGTGCTGCTGGTGCTATCGCTGCCGGCGGTCTGACTGCCTATCAGGCACTCAACGATGACACCAAGACTGGTGGTGAGAAGGCCCAGGCAGTTGCGAACGTCGCAGGTGGTACGGCAGGTGCGCTCGCACTTGGCTCTGCCGGCGCACAGGCAGGTGCTGCACTCGGTACCCTGATCTTCCCCGGCGTCGGTACTGCAATCGGTGGTGCTGTCGGTGGTATCGGCGGCGGTGCGCTCGGCTA